GTTAAATAAATCATAGGATTAAATAAATATGGCTAAAAACTATATGCAAGACGGAAACACTGTCCGTTTTACCGCTGCCGCCAACGTTAAAAGCGGTGATGTGGTGATGATGGAAAATCTTGTAGCAATCGCAGTATCTGACGTTGCTCAAGGTGGTGCAGGCGTTGGCTTAACTACTGGTGTATTTACCGTTAAGGCAAAAGCGGCAGACGATATTAAACAAGGCGCGATCGTTTATTGGTCGGCGGCTGATGGTGCAACTATTACCGCAGGCAGTAATAAGCGCTTAGGTATTGCATGGCGCGCTAGCGGTGCAACCGTGGGCGATGTAGATGTCAAAATCAACGCTTAGTCCGTTTGATAACGCATTAGCACAGGCGGACAAGGTCATCACTGATGTGATGATGTCCGTCTATGTTATCAACGGCAAAAAATACAAAGCGGTGCTTGATGAGACGCCGAAACTGATGGGCGGAAATTATAGTGATGATTACTTAATTAACGGTACGACTCGCACGCTAACACTTTTTCGTTCATCTGGCTACAAACCAAAACTTGGCGATGTTATCACGACAAAAACCAGTGAGTATGTTGTGCGTGGTTTTAGTTTTGAAGATGGCAAGATCGTGTTGCAGTTGGAGTAATGATGAAATCAAGCGTTGATGGGATTGAGCAATTAAGCGCAAATTTTGGCAAAGCCAAGCGGGACACGCCAAAAGCTGCGGTTAGCGCAATAAATACTGTTGCAAGACGAGCAATGCAAAACGGGACAAGGAAAGTAGCAAAAGAGCTTAGCATACAGCAAAAAATTGTACGTAAGCGCGCAAGATTGCGACGCCGAGCGACTAGCGAACGCCCGGAAGCTGAAATCTTAGTTGATCGCCGGAAACTTCCGTTAATTAACCTGCTGAAAGCCGGAGGGGATAAATTATACGAAGGTAACGGCGCAATCCTTGTCGGTCCTTATGGTGTAGAGCGCGGATTTAAGCAAAAACTTAAAAACGGGCGAACCCACATCATGCAGCGCAAAGGGAGTGCGCGCTATCCGATTGATGTTGTGAAAATCCCACTCGCCACTCCACTTACAAACGCATTTAGATCTGAGCTTAAAGACTATGATAGTCAAGTTAAGATCGAAATTGCTAAAAAACTCACAGGTACTTTTAAGAAATAGGCTATCACTATGCTAATACACAAAAAAATCAGACAAAAATTGACCGCCCTTTTGAAGGGCGCGGCTGTTGGCGTGAATGAGGTTTACTCAGGCAGGCCGTTATTTATTGACATCGATCAAGAGCAGTCGGCAGTTGCTGTTTTTATTGATGCAATCCAAGCGGAGCCGGTTGATTTGTGTCATTGCGAGTACATAGCCGATCTGAATATTGCAACTTATCTTAAAACAGCTATCGGCGAAGACGCATTGGACGAAATCGCCGAAAAAATCAAAAAACGGTTGGAAAGTGCGGTAGATAACGGAGAGTTGCCGGAAGAGATTACCGAAATCACGTTAAGCGGTTATGAGTATGAACAAGATACGACTAATCGCACTTGGTTTGTATCCAACCTTAAATACCAAATCAAATACGAGGATTAAACATGGCAACACAAACAACCCCTTTTCAGGGTACTAAATTTTATGTAGGCATCGGCTTGACTGAAGGAAAAGCCATCACTGCCGCCACTGTAAAACCGGATGCAACAATTACCGCAACTGGCCATGGTGCAAAAGTTGGGGACTTTGTGAAAATCACCGGTCTTGGTGCATTAGATGGATTTTATCCGGTAAAAACTATTGCAACAGACAAAATCACCTTTGCTGATGAAGTAGATTGGAGCGGCCAAGATTCACCAACGGATTTTTCATCCGCAAAAGTAGCCGTCGTCAAATGGTCATCTAATTTCTGCGCTATTAAGCAAATTGAAGGTGATGGAGACACCCTGGGAGAGGAGGACATTACAACAATGTGCTCCGAGGGGACAGAGACTGAGGCTGGAGAAATTGAGTATGGTTCAATCAAACTGACTTTCTTCTACGCTCCGGCAACACCAATGCAAAAAGATTTGCGTAAGAAATTCTACGCCAAAGAAACTTTCCCTTGGATGATGGTAATGAAAAATAATCAAGGTTCGCTTTACGGTACCGGGTTTATTCAAACTTCACCAAATTTCAGTGGTGAGGTTAAAGGCAAATTTGATTCCGGTGTAACCATTAAAAAAGCAAAACGCGATTACTTATTACCTGTAAACGCTTAATCCATACGACCGCACTTTAAAAGTGCGGTCTTTTCCCATCAATCAAAGGATTTTAAAAATGAGCTTGCGCGAAGAATTATTAAAAAACAAACCTAAAGTACACCCGTTTGATTACAACGGCGTAACATACTTTTTCCGCGAATTTAACGTAAAAGAGATGAACGATGCGCTATACGGTCAGCACAATGAGCTTTTGCGTCTTGCAGAACAGCAAGGAATTGATCTCAACTATGACGACGAAGAAGAGCTAACAAAACAGCTTGCCAAAGTCCACGATCCAGATAGATTATCCCGCGCGTTAGCTATCCGATTATGTGACGCTGACGGAAATAACTTATTTGACGCAAGCAGTCCCGATGATCTAGCTGAATTGCGCGGATTAGATAAAGGTGTGTATGAGGCGTTAAATATCGCAGTGATGGATTTACTCCCAAAAAACTTAGCGACCGACGAAAGCTCCAAATAAACTTATCGCTTTCGTTGGGGAAAACGCTAGAAGAAATTGAACAAATGCCGGAAAGCCACTTTAGGGAATATCAGTTATTTTACCAAGAGCAGCCCTTTGGCATTTGGCGTGAAGATTACAGAACCGCCCAAATATCGCACTTGCTCGCAATGATAAACCGAGATCCAAAAGGGAAAGAACCCGAATTATCAGATTTTATGCCATTTTTTAGAGATCAAACGAATAAAAATGACGATGACGACGGCTCAACTTCTTATTTGGCTAATCGTGCAAAATATCAGCAATAATTTTGCTCAACCACTTTAAAAAATAAAAAGGTCCCGTAAAATGTATGTGATTTATCACAAACAAGGGACCTTAAAAAATGAAAAAATTATTATTAAGCGGGCTAGCTAGCCTTTTATTAGCGGGGTGTGCTGGTACGTCCCCTGTAGTATTGCAAAAAGCAAAACAAGTGCCGCCTGATCGTATTTTGGCGCAGGGAGAATATAACCCTGATTATGCCAAAGTAACCATTGTACGCGATGCAGGTTTTCAGGGTGGTGGATGTTATTTAGGTGTGATGTATCGCCAAACATTATTAGCCCGTTTCGACCCCGAAGAAAAAGCGGATTTTTACATTCCCGAAGGAGAATACAATTTTTCCGTAATTGGCGACCCTTACGGGCGCGGATTATGTGGCAGTCAATTTAATCCGGCAGTGGAAAAACAAGTTATCAAAAAAGATAAAGATAACATTTTCCGAATCAGCCTTGGACCTTGGCGGCGCCCTAGACTATTACCAATGTAATTTATTGACATGATGACAATCATTAATTATGATTCAATAAAAGTTAAATATTAATAAGGGGGTAATTATGATGGTAAGATTTATTGCATTTATCACAAAAATAGTATTATTTTTGGTGGTATGCTTAACCCCTGTATTTTTATTTACTAAGCCGTGGGGCGTTTATGTATTTTTATTTTTCATGATTGCGCTCATTGCTTGGTGTTTATGGATTGCATTTGATAGCAAACTGACAAAGCAGCAAAAATGGGATAAGTTGCTTGGTAATACATATTAGCCTGATTTAATTCAACAAAGCTCGCCTTTTGGCGGGCTTTTTTTATGGGATAAATTTACAAAATGGCATCTACGGTATCTGATTTATTAGTCCGCCTAGGCGTTGACGATGTAAAATTTAAAAACGGATTAAGTGTCGCAGAAGCACGCGCAAAAAGCTTTTCGACCCGAACTACTCAATATTTAAAAAATATCGAAAATGCCGCAAATTCGGTAGAAAAAATTAATACTAGATTGTTTAATTTTTCGGTGGCTAGTGTTGGTCTTGGTACATTAAAAAACTATGTTGATGGCTATACCGAGGTAAAAAACAAGTTAGCGTTGGTGGAAAGTGCATCATTTAGCAGTCAGCGCGGGTTACAGTCACTCTTTGATATATCATTAAAAACCAACCAAAGCCTAGAGGCAACATCAAGCATTTATCAACGTTTTGCGCAAAATGCACAAGCATTGGGAATAAATCAAGCTCGTGTTGCTAGTCTAACGGAGACTGTCTCTAAAGCTGTTGCTATCTCCGGTGCAAGTGCGGAATCAGCACAAGCGGCCTTAATGCAATTTGGCCAATCACTAGCAAGCGGCGTTTTCCGTGGGCAGGAATTTAACTCTGTGATGGAGCAAACACCAGGTCTTGCGCAAGCAATGGCTAAAGGGCTTGGTGTATCAGTTGGTGAGCTACGTAACATGGCTAATGCCGGTAAGCTCACAATGGATGTCATCATCCCCGCTCTTGAGCGTGTAAAAGGCAGTGTTGATGAGCAATTTAATACACGTATCGTTACAATTGGGATGGCGTTTGAAAACCTACGTACATCTACTACAAAATGGATTGGTGAGTTAGATCAAGCAAGCGGAGCAAGCAATGGATTTGCTACTGCTGTTAACGGGATCGCAGAACACTTAACAATTGCTACAAGTGCACTTGGCGGATTTGCTGCCGCCTTGATTATAAATAAGTTACGCGCATTTATTGCAGCCGGTAACGAGCAAGCTACATTAGCAATTAATGTCGCACGCGCGGAAAGTGTAAAAACAGCAGCACTCCGTGAACAGGCACAGGCGGAAATGAGTTTAATCCAAATCAAACTCACCCACGCACGCACCGAAGCGGAATTGTTAGCAATACAGCAACAATCCGAAGTGCAATCCAGAAAATTAACGGCGGCAATTACGGCGGAAAACAACGCGCGCCGCAACCTTGATCTTGTAACAAAACGCGCGAGCGCTGGTGGAAGATTATTTAGTAATGCTCTTGGTTTTGTTGGTGGCCCGATTGGATTAGTAACAATCGGACTTACAGCGGCTACCGGCGCTCTGATTGAATATCGCCAAAAAACGGAGCAGGCAAAACAAGAATCTTTAGCTTTTGCTGATTCGTTGGATATTACAAGTGACTCATTACGCACTGTTACGGCAGATATGTTGTCATCAATGCGCACCAAACTTGAGCGGTCTATTGAGACGCAAAAAGCCGTTATTGCAGAGCTAAAAGCAGAAACAAGCAGACTCGAACAACAAGTTAAAATCCAAATTGAAGGAATGGACTCACAGGGATTGCAAAATAATCAACACGCAATCGAGAGATACAAAAAGTTAATTGGAGACTTGTCGATCAAAAAAGGCGAGTTAGCGGCAGCGAATGAGAAACTTGAAAAATCAGAACGCGACTTACTCACACTTGATTCTGGAAAATCTATCGCCGAACTTAACACTAAACTAAAAGAGCTATTGCCAACAGTTGATTTATCAAAAATTAATATTGATAAATTAGGGCTATCTGTTGAGGATTTTAACCATTTAGTCCCTAGTGTAGAAAGCGGCTCGAATAGCATCTCAAGTGCTGTACAACGTATGGGGGCAATGGCGCTTATCGTAGCTGGCAACTTTGATGCTCTAGGGTTATCTGTTAAAAACGCATTGAGCGACAAGGCGCAAAAGATTATTGATCGCAATAATCGTCAAATAGCAATCAACCGCGAAAAAGACCCGAAAAAGAAACGCCGCATGGAAGCGGAAGATCAGGCTATTAATAGTGGGTTTGATCCAAGTAGTACGGATTTTTCCGCAGTGGCTGACTCTTTTTATAATGCGCTA